CCATTAATGTATACATTTATCTCAAAAATAAAAAGGACAAATAATATGAGAAAAGTTATTCAAGAATTATTAGACAGTTCGATGTCTACATCTGCTATTTCGCAAGGCGCTGGAGTTCCGTGGACTACTGTTTCTGACCTTAGAAAAGGAAAAACAAGCATGGACAAAATGGCCCTTCTAACAGCAGAAAAGCTCTATGAATTTGCTACAGCTGATAAGCAGTGATTTCGGTCACTGCTTTTTTTATTTTGAGCAAACAAAAAACCGCAAGCTATTGCCTGCGGTTTTAGTGTAATTAAATTTTGAAATCCTTTCTATATTTTTTTTATTTAGTAGTAATGAGCCCGTCAGGCTCTACAGTAAATGATTCTTTATCTGCCAATCGGCCATCTTCAAGCATGAGGTAGTAGCCGCCATTATATGGCACAAAAGTATTTGATACCATATCGCCATTCTCTGAATTGAGATAATACCATTTCTCGTAGTATTTTACCCATCCAGTCTGCATGGCTCCATCTGCATTGAAGTAGTACCATTTGCCATTGATCTTCTTCCAACCGCTATTGGACATATAGCCGTCCTTGTCGAACCAATACCAGTTTCCATCTGTGTGATGTAGCCATTGGTCAGCATACATATAGCCGTTTTTATCGAAATAGAACCAGTTGCCGTCGACTGCTTCAAATTTTGAAGTAGGGTAAGAGCCATCTTTGCGACTCCACCACCAGCCAGTGTTATCATGCTTCCAGCCTGATTGGTCTTCTTGAGGCGGTACGATATAACCTACGATTGAATTTACTGAGCGTTCATTATATCGGCAAGGTCCGCCAACATCAAGATAGTCCCAATTCCCGTCAATGTTCTGCTCAATTGTCTTGATTGTAGAACCGTCCGAATCTTCATAGACAAGACCAGTATGACCATAGTTCACACCATCGCCTGCCACAAAGTTCTTCACAAAGAACCAACCAGCCTTTGGATACTGTGCCCCGTAAACAACTTGTAAGCCTGCTGCTTCTGCAGACCGTAGCAAGTCAATAGCATTGCCCCATAGACGAATACCAAAGTATTCATAGATACCGTAGCAAGTCACATCTGCACATTGGTAGCCGTACATTCCGTCGTAATCTACCCCAGTCCCTGCATCCGCATGAGCGATGAGGTCGTTAATCATATCTTGTTTTTTAGACATTATCTGCTCCTTTCCACGCATCATTCATTTGTTTGACCGCTGACTCAACGAATGTATCAAGGTCACGATCAGTCATGTTAATGTTGTACTTATTTAACTCAGCACGAATTTTGATTCGAGCTTGTTCCAGCTTCTCCTCGCCCTTGTAGCCAGTTTCTGCAGATACCTGCTCAACTGCATTGACCGCATTCTTGGCCAAGATTTCGACAATCTTGACCGTCTGTTCGCCACCTTTTTTGATAAGGTAATCTTTTACTGCTTTGATGATACTGCCTGTCGCTACTGCTAAAAATCCTGTAACAAAAGCAATAATAATTTCGTTAATCTGTTGCATTTATATTTTCCTCCACAATTTCTAATGCTAGAAATTTTTCATACAATACCTTGATGGCTCCATTCCCACCAAGTTCCACGTAACTTTCATAAAGACGAGACAATTCCTCAATCTCATGCTGAGTGGTACTGCCTCGTCTAATGGCTTTTTTTAGATTTTCTTGCAATCGAAAACGCTGTAATCTTTGAAGACCTTTTCCAATAACGTTCAAACCTTTGCTATTATCTTTGCCGATAGCCTCGACATTTGAGACTGTCTTTTCAATGGCGCTAATTTTATCAGATAAGAGACTGATTTGCTTGTCAGTCTCTTTTGTATTCTGAGTGCTTTTGAAGGAGAAATAGCTAGGAATGATCACGATTAGAATCGGGCTCAATTTATCCAGAAATGCTAGTAATTCCAATCAGACCACTTCCAATCTACTATACAGAAACTCGAGTGGTTTCAAGATCACTTTCGTTTTTTTGCCCTTCCCACTTCCAGATTGCAAGATGACCATTTTGAGATGGTCCACCTTCAAGTTGTTTGAGAGATTCTCCTTTGTAGGTGAAAGTCTGATTTGTCTGAATCAAGACACGCTTGCCTTCGCCATTGATTTCAGCGTGTTCTGGATCTTCAACGACAAACATATCACCTGGTTGATAGGCCTTACCTTCTTCAGCAAATGGGAAGAGTTCGACAAGTTCCTTGTAGGTTGTGCCGTAGGCGATTTTCTCGCCCATGATGGAATCTTGCGCCATAACACGTACTACTTTATCGATTTTATTTGCAAGCGCAGAAAGTCGATTCTGCTCGCTTTCATTATGCGCAATCTTCTGATTGGCCTGTTCAAGTTGCGCCTGTGTTTTGACGATGGCGCTTCCTGGATCTAGCTCGGATTTTAGGATATCCAGCACATCTTGAATCAAGACATCTTCCGGTTCATTTGTCCGGTCTCCTGTTAGCTCACGCATGTTCGTGCTGTACCGATTACCTTCTGACAGACGGATTTCAACAACTGTCTTGATATTGTCGCCAAAACCTCGTGTGTATGGTTTGCTTGCTAGTTCGTAGTTATTAGTTGCCATTTGTCATTTTTCCTTTTACTTCTTCAAATTTTGCTTTCAATTCTTCGTCTGAATTGATAATGTTTTTGAGTTGTTGCAGTTCTGCTTCTGCAATGCGACACAATGCTTTGTATGTTGCTGCCTTGTGAGAAAGAGCAGCAACATCATTTCCTAGTTCTTCGATGACCAGTTGGTCAATTTGTTGATCAATTTGTTCGTTCATGTTGTTTTTTCTAACCTTTCAACTTTTTGATTTAATTCCTGGATAGCCTTAATTAAATAAGGTACTAATTCAAATACCTTGTATGAATAAGCCCCGTCTGGATTTTCCAAAAATGCTTCTGGAGCAACTTGTTGGACATCTTGAGCCATGATACCGCAAGAAATATCTTCGACTTTACCATCATACTCTTTGCGATAAGAGTAGGTTTTGAGCTTTTCGATAACATCCAGACCTGAGACTTGACTGTCTTGAATGTTGGTCTTGTATCGACGGTCTGACAAGTCTTTGTTCAAAGTAATCCAGTCGTATGTACCGTTGTCTAAATAAAAATACAGATAACCGTTGTGAGCGTCCATGTTTGTATATCGTGGTGAACTCATCCAAAATCCATACTTACCACCTGAAGCTCTGTTGTCATAGTAGATTTTACCGGTAACTCTAAGATTTCCGTAGACAACAGGGGTGTTCCAAAAGTTTGCGGTGTTATAGCAGTACATTTCACCGTTGTTTTTTACAAACCAAGCCTGATTGCCCGGTTTCCCCCAGTTATCGCCCCAGTTAACCCAAAGAGCCGTTTGGCCTGCTCTCCATCCACCGTCACTCATACCGACGCGAAAACTGTTAGAACCAGTCAACCAGAAAACAGTCGGATCCTTCTCATGCGTACCAATTTGAAATCCACCAATCTTACCTTTGTAACCTTCAAGTAAGGTTGCTGAGACTACTACTGACCGTAGTTTATTGATGAACGCTGTTTTAGCAGCAAGCGTATCCGTGAACACATCACTAGCTACAAGCTTCTTGGCTAGAGCAGTATCAAATATCAATTTGTCTGCTGCAATCGAATTCGAGCGAATGATGTCAGTGTTCAATGTTCCAATCCGTGCATCGCCCACAAACAAGCGCTTGAAATAACCGTCAATGGCTGTGATTTCATCTGCAAGTGTCTTACCTTTAAGTCGGATTTTTTCCGCTTCAATCAAAGCATTCTTTGGTGCTAGGTTGATTTGAGACGTTACCGCTCCTGGCTCGGTCAATGTTTGGATAGCGTAGGAATCATTTAGCTGTGACACTTGAGTCTGTGTGACTACATCTTGAGTTGATGTGTTGTCGCTGAAGCGTTTAGGAGGTTTGTCACCTCTAATAAGCGATACCTGACCAATTGCGACTTGTCCGTTCTTCATCAACCAAATTTCAAGAGGGAATTCTCTTGCTTTAGTCGATGATTTCTGGACGGTCATCGTACCTGTGATAATTTGAGTACCAGTTTTCGTAAGGGTAACTCTATCAGATGCAAGTCCTCCATCGGATGCCCACAGCTCAATTCCTAAAGGTGCATCTGGTAACACATCCACCCACACTTCCATCCGATAGCTGAGCTTTTCGCCTTTGGTAAAGGTTGAGGTGTTAAGTGGCAATGCGAACCCATGATAGACTGCATTGGTCTTACCAGTATTTGTAATCCGTAGCAACTTGGTTCCAGCTTGGATCTCGATAACATTCGCATCTGCTTGTTTCTTGGTCCATTTACTGAAGTTCGTTGGGTCATATACCAGGTTAAAATCTTCTAAGAAGTTAGATACACGGTTAACCAATCCGTCCGCAGTCTGAATCACTTGAGAGATAGACTCATTCTGTCTCTGAATCGTTTGTGTGTGACTCTTAACTGTATCAACTACATCATTAAAATCAGCGACACTCACGATTTCAGAAGTGTTGACATCGTAGTCAGTCATTCTGTCAGAATGTTCAAGTTTCATACCGCATATTTCAAGACTACCACTGCCTGTTTGACCGAATTGAATTGAATTGTAGGTAGAATCTGCAGTAAATGTGAATTGATATCTAACCCAATCTGTATTCGTAATAGCTTTGCTCATAAAACGATTACGATTATTTGGTGCCCATGGATGAAGTAGTAAATTTGCACTAGGCTTAATTACTCTTGCCCAGCAAGACATGGTATATTTCTCACCAACAATTAAATTGATACCTTGTGCGATATCTTTATTCGCCCCGTTGGTGTTATTTACAATCCGAATGCCTTTTTTAATAGCGTTATGTGGTGAATCTGTAAGCGGTACGACTTCCGTCCTACCATTACCGCCTGAGTTGTTTAGTCTCCAGGTTCCTTCTAAACCATTTCCAGAAGGGATGATGGATGAATTCTGCAAGAGGTTATCATTACGAATAACATCTCTCAATTTGGTTTCAATTCGTGAGATGGTTCTTTGGAATCCGTCAACCGAATTCTTGACTATATTCTGGACTTGAGTAGCGTTTTGAAAACCTCTATCGGTGGCCAATCTGTCAAAGTCAGTGCGAGATAATTTCTCGATAATCTGGTCAGCTTGAACATCGATTCTGTTTTCAGCTATTCTCAACCTATCTGTCAGAGGGTCAAATTCTTGCTTAGTCACAAGTGTTCTGATTCTATCTGTGATTTGCTCGATTTTAGCAAAATTGGAGTCAGACAAACCTTTAGAAGTATTAGCAGACTCTAGAGCGTTTCTAGCTTCTTCCAGAGCTTCTTCAGCAGTTCGACTGACCGTTGTGCCAATTGCACGAATCTCTTCGATTTTGGCTCTCTGGTCTTCGAGCTTCTCGTCCATGCTACTATCGAATGTTGAAAACCTATTGTCTATTTCATCCGACAGAGCACGCTTGTTTTCTTCAGCTTTGGCTTTTGCTGCATTGACTTCATCTTCAAACTGATTTTTGATTTCTTCAACTTTACGGTCAAAAGCAAGGTCAGCATTTTTAATTTCTTTAGCTAATTTCGCTTCAAAAATTCCATCTAAATGTTGAGTTTCATTTTTAACAGCATCGATTACCACATTACCGATTGCACTTGCCAGACCTGACTTGAATTCACCAAAACCAATACTCTTCAATTTTTTAGCCATCGGTGAGTAGGTATATTTAGTGATTTTTTTCCTTACATCCAAATCGAATGTTTCATGGTAGACACCTACCACATCAAACATCTGTACTGGAACATCACTCTGACCAATGACATCAATTTCAAGGCTATCTTCCATCAAGTCACATAGACTAGTTCTGAAATACTGCTTCCCATATTCTCTAAGACTCGCTTCATCCTTCACGTCTTGGTTATTAACTTCAATCACATTTTCGTAAATTTGACTATACTTGTTAATGAGTGGACTATCAACCACGACTGTGAGGGTGCGATCAGGGGCTTTTTCTCCCTCGCCTTTGACAGTCGTTTTAAAAGTTATACGAGTCTTCAAAGACTTGGTAGAGGTCTTGTGCTGATAGCTAGACAGGTTCTTTTTGTACATAAAAAGCGATTCATTTTCTGAACCGCCATTTTTTAATAACCGTACCTGATAACCATGTCTGACTAAATCACCACCCCATTGACCAAGAATAGAGTGTTTATCCTTGGTCAAGGCTTCCATAGCGTTCTTAGTATCAGTATTGAAGGTATGTCTATCATCAATATTTGAAAAGAACGAGAATGGATTATCACGAGTGATACTTCCAGCGAATTGACTTAAAGCAGTTGAGCCAGTCGCTCTGTCAAGATTGATTGGATTGACAACATAGTGATTTAACAAGGTCATGACTTGATTGGCATAAACTTGAATATACCCATGTTGTTTCTCAACTTCAAAAATAACAAAGTCTTGCTCACCGTGTAGATCATCAGCAGTCAAGAATGTTTCTTCCCTCAATTGTTGCCACAAAATGTTGTTAGTAGGGAATTTAAATGTTAATTGATAGGTACTATTTGCTTCTTGTGTGATGTTATCATCGTATGCTGCATTAAGAGGGATATTCCCTTCTGTTAAATAAATCATACTAGATACCTCCAATTAGGACGAATAGTCACCTTACGTACATCTCCTGTATAGGTCACACCGTTAAGACCAACAGGGATTTCAAAGAACCCACCACGCTTTCTAAGAGTGTTCTGCACTGCACCGTTGGCATTGAAGAGGTTCTGTTTTCCTTGTCTGCAGTCAATCGTAGCTTTACCAATAATTGACAAATGCATGGTTTTTCTGCCAATAGTCAGTGATACATCTCCATTTCCTTCAATCTCAATGATAGGCTCTGAATAAACCGTACCGATATTATCAATCGTTCCAGCGCTTGTTAATACGACTGGTGCGACATTCTTCGGATATCTGAATGGTTGCATGTCTAACTTAATTTCTAACTTCCAAGCATGATTCCCAAAAGGTTCAAAACTAGCAGTTATGAAATTAGCATAGACCAACGAACCAAGCTGATAGCTAAATTCTAAAATATTATCATTCGATTGAAATTTATCAAGAATATTTGAAATTTCAACCATTTTTTTAACGTGCAAAATGAAGGTTCTTTCGTAGCTAGCGAAAGAACCTTCTAATACACGGTAACTGCCATTAACTCCGAACAGTTCAGTTTTTTTACCTTTAGGGCTTGCAGCTTCAACCTTTCCAAAATCTGTCACAACACAACCAGGAAGGGTTGATGTATTAAAACCATTGATGATCATATAATCCATTAAATTCCCTCCCTTGCATATATTGCACCGTGTTGTTCATACGTTTTCATCGAAATAATGTCATTGTCTAGGTAAATATCTGACGATTTTTCAAGGATAGCAGTAAGGATTCTCTCCATACTTGCTCTCAGAATCGCTATCTCAGACACGGTTTTGCTATCATGTGCTTCAATTTGAGCTGATGGCATAGCCAACTGTGCCTCAAGATTTTTGGTGACAGAGGCAGTTGAGTTTAGATCCAGGTTATCCCCTGAAAACACATCAGAGATTTCTCCAGCCATTCCACCAACTGTTTCTTTTACACCCTTAAACCGTTCTTGCAGTCCTTGATCTAAACCTTGCATGATTGCACTACCTGCAGGGATCAATAACTTACGGTCATATTCAATAGGACCTTTATGGTCTCGAATCCAATTTGCAATTCCACCAACAAAATTAGTAACTCCTTCCCAGGCAGATTTTAAACCACCTAAGAAACCATTAAGAATGGCCTTACCAGCTTCCCAAAGATTGATATTAGCTAGACCTTTAAAGATATTTGTGACACTGTTTACAACATTAGTCACACCTTGTTTCAAGTTATTCCAAGCATTCTGAGCTCCTTGGATAAGCCCGTTGATGATAGAAATAACCCCTGATTTCAGGGCGTTCCAGCCATTCACAGCTGCCGACTTGATACTTTCCCACAAACTTGATAGGAAGTTCATAAAACTACCCCAGATATTTTGAGCCCCCTGCACCAAACCTGAGATCAGACTTGTTACAGTAGATTTTATCCATTCCCAGGCCATTGATGCAGCCGTTTTGATAAATTCCCAAATTGTACTAAGAACATTAGAGAAGTTCTCGAACACACCGGTAGCATATCCAACGATAACATCCACAACTCCAGAGAAGTATGTCTTAATGCCCTCCCAAATCATAGAGATTCCATTTTTGATTCCTTCCCAAATCAGAGAAAGATCTACGCCTAATTGATCGAAATTCCCTGTCACAAGGTCGATGATGATTAAAATAGCACCCAAGAAAATGGATTTGATGAACTCCCAAGCACCTTGAAAAATCATCTTAATCCCTTCCCAAATTTGAGTAAGACCATCTGAAATGTTGTTCCAGATATTCATAAATCCATCAATGAACGGTTGAATAATAGCCATCACTACCGTTGTGATTGCTGTCCATGCCATAGATGCAGTCTCTTGAATACTTACCCATAAGTCAGAAAAGAATGTTACAACAGCATTCCACATCGCTTTTAAAGACTCAACGTAAGCATTCCATGTTGTAACAACTCCATCCCACAAAGTGCTAGCACCTTCAGAGATACCAGACCAAAGACCGACAAAGAAATCAGCAATCCCCTGCCAAGCCTGTTTGATCCAATCCACAAAAGAGGACCAAATCTTTTGACCAGTTTCTGTTTGTGTGAAGAACCATACAAGAGCAGCAGTCAATGCTGCCACTGCAGTTACAATTAAGCCAATCGGGTTTGCTGCTAATACTGCATTGAAAATACCAAATGCTCCACTTGCTCCCATAGTTGCAGCCGCATTCGCCGCCTCTGCGGTAGTGAGTGCTCCTGTTCTTACGAACTGAGCCAACATAAGACCATTCGTGATGGATAATGTCGCATTTCTGATTACTTCTATTCCTTTTATTACAGTCATTACTGCTTTGTATCCAGCCCATGCACTTGTAATTCCGACAACTGCCGATTTTAGAAGATCTAAAGCAATAGGTGAATCTTTCAGCCATTTAGTGAATTTACTAAAGTTTTCAGAGGCTTTGCGAATAAAATTTGTAACGGATTCAAATGCTGTTCCAAGAAGGTTTACTCCTTGCTCACCATCTTTAATTCCTAAAAGATCTCCAACAAAATCGCCGACAATCCCTATTACATCACCTATTGCAGAACCAATATTCTCAAAAGTAACTCGAATATTATCTGCGATGTTGACAATTTGAGTTGCAGTTTCCTCACTAAAACCAATCGTATTCAGAATATCAATGTTATCCTGCTTACTTAATGACCCAAAAATCATGTCAAAAAAGGTCTCAAAGATTCCTGTTACACGAGATAGTTGATCAAAAACTGCACTTCCAAAAGCATCCCCAAAAAGCTGAGAAGCAATCTGACTAATCCCTTCAGTCAAAACCAAGCCAAGGCCAGAAAAAATATTTCCAACCATTGGTAAAAAATTATCAAAGAGAAAGGTAGATGTTGTTTTAAGCAAAGCATGCAGAGAAGGTAGAATATTCTCCCCTAGCGCTAATTTTCCAAGTACATTCTGTGCAGATGCTTTCATGGATTCAAACGATCCGCTAAAAGTAGATGCTGCCTCTTTAGCTGTTGTCCCAGTGATGTCTAAATTCTCCTGGATAGCATGAATGGCGCTATAAACATCAGAAAGGTTGTTAATGTCGTACTTGACACCAGTCAACTTCTCTGCATCAGCCAATAGACGTTGCATTTCTTGCTTTGTACCACCGTAACCAAGCTTAAGGTTATCCAACATGGTGTAGTTTTGCTTCGCAAACCCTTGATAAGCCATCTGAATGCTTTCCATCGATGTCCCCATCTTGTTAGCATTATCTGACATATCAATCATGGCCATGTTTGCTGTTTCAGCAGCTTTGTTTGTATCACCGCCCAAAGACTGCAAGAGACTAGCTGAGAAGCCTGTCACATTTTCCATATAGGCATTAGCTGATAAACCTGTAGTCTTGTAGGCTTCATTAGCATACCCCTTCACCTTATCAGCAGAACCTTTGAAAAGAGTTTCAATACCTCCGAGCGATTGCTGAAGCGCTGCACCTTCACTGATTGCTGCCGACAATGCCTTACCAATCCCTGCCGCTGCAATAACTTTCGTCATAACACCAACAAGACTAGAACCCAATGACTGTCCAGCACTTTGTCCAGCTGCACTCGCTTCAGGATTGAGGATTGATTGGATTTTACCAGTAATCCCTCTAGCTGATGGTATCAATTGTACATAAGCCTGTGCTATTTCTGTAGCCACTAATCCTCACCTCCTATCTTTTCTAAAATTTTCTGACGATATTCTTCAAAGTCCTCACCAGAATCAAAGATCATCTCCTTGCTTTCTTTAGCTTTAGTTTTTCCTGTTAGTTCCTCTGCAACCATTAATGGTTTGTTGATTCCTTTCTGACCGTCTGTTGTTTTAAACCAAACAAGAGCAGAAAGCCTATCAAGCACGCCTGCAAGCAAAAAGGTTTCAAAAGGAACTTTGCTATTGGTCATTGCTAGTTTGATCCGTGAATCATCTCTCAGACCAAAAGCAAAAACAGCTACCTGGTCAGCAGGTAACTGTCTGTAATCAAAAACCCCATATGTTTCAGCTAAATCACAAATAAGAGCATCTTCATCTGTTTGAATCATTCTAGCAAGGAGCGCTATTTTTTTAACTGGTTCTGACTTGTGAAAATCTCACTAATTTCTGCTCCCATTTTATCCAAAGGAACAATGCCATCCGCAGTCCGCACATGGTTTTTCAAATCTTCTGATTTGTCACCAAGCATAAGTTTGACCACTTTTGGTAAAACTGCCGGATTTGTATCTACTTCAGCGATTGCTTCGAGCAACTCATAATTTTCCAAGCGCTCTTTTGTGATTTCAAAAGAAAATCCGGTCGAAGTCACCCCACGGATTGTTTTAATCTGTGGCGCAGCTTCTTTATTTTTCTTTTTGCGATTTTGTTTTGACATAGTTAAGCTCCTTTGATGTATTCATAGTGTGTGTCATCAGTAGAGTTAGGAAAGGCAGTGACTGTCGTACCATATCCAAGAACACTTCCATCGTTATAAGTGATTTCATCGATGGCAGTTACCTTTCCTGAAGGGATAACAATACGTTTAAGTACACCACCTTTTAGAACTGTTTCGATTACAAGGCAATGATGTGGCAATTCTTTTGAATTTGCCTTAATGGTAATTCCTGATGACAATTCTCCAGATACATTATCTGATCCATAAACTTCCTTCAAAACTTCCACATTCAATGCTTCAATCAGCATATATTTGAATGTGTCTGTCTTTTCCTTTTGAACTGAACTTACAACGACACCACCCCATGCCTTAATATTTTCTGATTCTGGGGAGTTGCTATTGGTCATACCATCTTCTGAAATATAACCTAGTGCTTTAAACGCATCATCTAATTTTGTAGTTGCATCAGTTGGCAGTGCTGTTCCAAGGGGTGCAGAATAAACCGCACCTCCGATTTTAGGTTTTGCAGTCGTTACATTTGCTTCTGTAGCCATTTAATTTCTCCTTTAAAAATAATTAATATCAAATACGGCTTGATATCGATATTGTTTTGTTTCAGTGTCCGTAAAATTGTAATCACTGTTCAGGTGGACACCACAGATTGAATCTAACTCAATCAATCCTTTCACAGCACTTTTCACTTTCACATTAAGCTCTGCAGCCTTCTGCATAGTTGGGCCATAACTTTGAAAAGCAAAGGTCGCACTACCAGAATGATTTCGCTCCTTCCCACCTGTCTTTTGAATAATGACAAAGCTATCGGGAGCTTCAGCTTCATGCTCAAAAAATGACGGTACATCTAAATGACCGTCAAGATATTTCTTGATAATAATTTCAATCATCTAATGCACCGCCTTCAACAAAGTGTTATTTTTCAAATTATCCCTCTTCGCTTTTTGTGTAGCTGGATAAATCATAGCATTGGCTCTTGTCTTACCAACGTGGCTATCTTGTTCATAGCCAGGACCACATCTTTTTTTAATGACCGTTGCTTCTTTGTTCAAGATGTCCTGAATCTCTTTTGATTTCAAAAGAGCTCCTACACCCGCACCGATAAGCTTGATTTTTGTATTACTCATAAGCTTCGACCATCACTTTCTTATTCCATTCTAAAGGCATCATGGCTTCAATGCCTTCCAAAGGAATGCCAATCGTACGCCATTTTCTCCCAAAGAAACGAACTTCACGGTCTTTCCACTCGTTCTGATCGCCTTTTGGAATGCCTAGTGTATAAGAGGCCTTCTTTCCAGTCAGACTGAGCTGATTCGTGATATCTTCTGCAGAAGCTGGAACAACCAGGACATTCTCTACTTGAATTTCTTTATTCTCATAGATAGGATGACCAAAGTCATCCTGACCAGTCTTGGTTTTCCCAGTCAAAGTTACAGTAATTCCTTTAATCCGTCCCATAGATATCAATCACCCCATATCTTTGCTTTTTAAGACCTAGACGTTTCAATTCCGAGTCCTTGATAAAGAGACCTCCACCAGGGACTAGATATGATCCACTGAAGGAATATCCTAAAGCAGACTCAGCCATTTGAGTCATTGGTTCCTGATCAGTAGAGGTCATCAAGGTGCGAGCAACCACATCCACGGTTATAGATTTGACCACCATGGCAAAAGATGGATCAGTAGCCACTAACCCATCTAAATCTTTACCAACTTTTTTAGCTTCAACACGAAGAGAATGAGAAACAACTTCCAACAGTGCTTCGGCTCGTTCTTTCTCATCGAATTTCAATGTTCTCCACAATGTTTGAACATCTTCTACTGTTGCAAAGTTTTCCATTTCTACCTCCAGCCAAGCGACTACTGAGCTTCAGAGTCAGCTTGTTCAATAAGCGAAATCAATTCAGATTTTGTGGCGCGGTTATCATAAGTAATACCTTTTTCATCAAGGATTTCTTTCAACGCTGCGTTAGTCAATGAGTCCAAAGGTTTGTATGCTGCAATTGGAACCCAATCACCCCCAGAAATTTCTGTATTAGTGTTGATTGTTGCTCCTGTCTTTTGGTTTACATACTCAGCCATGATTAACCTCCCGTTTTCACAATACGAGCGAAACTAGCAGCGTCCATGATGCCCCATCCAATGTATGCTTCGCAACGGATATAAATCTGGTTATACCCTTTAAGGTCGCGACCGCTGTTGTCAGGATCACCATACTTGATGATTTCCATCGGAACTTCTTTCGCATAGCCCCATTTGAACATTGTTTCAAAGTCCCCAACAATCGCTGTGTTTTTAGGATCTGTTTGTGAGTATGATACAGTGCGATTTTTATCTACTGCCAATCCATTGATTGCATCAGGTACACCG